ATGGTGTTTAAGCCCCAAGACCACAGGGTGCCGTCGGTTTTAATGGCCAGCGTGTGATATTGCCCCGTGGCTGTTTGCGACCAATTAGTCAATGCGCCTACTTGCGTTGGAGAATAAATTCCTGCGGTGGTGTTGTTTAAGCCTAATGTACCAACGCTATTTTCTCCCCAAGACCACAGGGTGCCATCATTTTTTATAGCGGAGCCGAAGTTAGCCCCCGAAGCGGAATGTGCCCACGTAGTAAGCCCCCCTACTTGTACTGGAGAAGAACGGGTGGCCGTGTCGCCTAAGCCTAATTGACCGTTAGAGTTATCGCCCCATGCCCATAACCCATACAAAAACTCCTCAGTCTGTGGACCAAGGGGATTAAAGCCGGGCTTAATAAACCCACCTAGATTGCCGCTAATAGGCATATCCTACTCCTTACGAGCTAGAGATTGCTTCGTAGCTAATAGTAAACGTAAGGTCGTTAGCCGTTCCGCTTGTCACTACGATGGATTGATCTTCCATTAAGTAGATCGCTGTAGTTTTATCAACCACGATAAGCGAAGCGTCCGCAGGGACCGACACCGTAGAAACTATAGGGTATGCCGTACCGCCGCCTGCTGCGGCTGAGTTAATAGTAACCGTGCAGTTTGCAGCGCTTGTACCGTCTACATTAGCGCAAACAATCTGGTTGATCTTAAGCACGTTGCCAGAAGACGCCGCGTTAGACAGAAGCACGTTCGCGCTAGTGTCAGAGGGGGTCAGGAACGTGGTGTTTCCTAAAATGCTTGTTACTGCAACTATATTGGGGTTAGCCATTTACCTTCTCCTAGAATCCCATGACCATCGCAAGAGCGATTGAAAGTCCTGCTGATATGCCACTGGCCGCAGGAGCCGTTGACTGCCAAGTTGTACCGTTTGAAGTCAGGATGTTACCTGAAGTGCCCGGAGCAACTGTTTGTACTGCTGATGTGCCATTACCAAGAACCACGTTATTCGCTGTGATTGTTGTTGCGCCAGTACCGCCGTTGGCGACAGGGAGGGTTCCGGTTACGTTCGTTGTGAGGTTTGCGAACGTAGTTGAGGTGGTCCCAGTACCGCCGTTGGCGATAGGCAGAGTGCCTGTAACATTAGTCGTTAAATCAACATAAGTAGTTGAAGTTGAACCTGTACCTCCGTTAGCGATAGGCAGAGTGCCTGTAACCTGAGAAGTCAGATCGACGTTAGCCAGTGTACCACCAAGCGTGAGGTTGCCAGAGCTAGTGACTGTGCCCGTCAGGGTAATACCGTTGACTGTGCCTGTGCCGCCTACACTAGTAACCGTACCACCTACTTCTGTAGGGTTAGCATTAAGAACCGCAGCGCCTGCACCTGCACCGTCTGTGACGACCATGACTTTAGAGCCGTTAGCGACGTTAACCGTAGCGCCTGAACCCTGCTTGATCGTGATGATCTGACTGCCTGTGGTGGCGTTCTCAATAATCCACGTCTTGGATACCGTGTTTGGTCCAAGCGTAATCTCACGAGTTGCTGTTAGCGATACTGCCGAAGTAAATTTCAGGTACAGAGAGCGCGTGGCATCTGCTGTAGCGTCAGGCATGGTGAAGGTTTCGTTAGCGTCAGCGGCAATCTCTTTTGTGCCGTAGCTAAAACCGTCGGTAATCAGCTCAAGGTTAGTGTTAGTACTGGTGCCCCAAGTGCCGTCTTCATCACCCGTGGTGATTTCTTTGAGCCGTAAGTTATTTACATAAGTAGCCATCTAATTTCTCCAGTATCTACACTAACGTGCTGCCGCCAGCGGCGGGGATGCTTGTCGCGTAAATCTTTGTATTCTGACGTAAGTTTAGTGCTTCGCCACAGTCTGAGCAAGTATCGGCGGTTAATTCAGCCTCGTTCACATCATACCCGCAGTTGCCACATAACACTTCAATTTCATGCTTCGGGTCTATTGCATCGCCCAAGTTCTTTGCTTCGTTTACTGTTCTCATGCTGCTATTTCCGTCCAATTAGGTGTTTGGCTGTCGTCTACGTCTACCCATCCTGCATTCTGATTCGGTACTATTTCACCCCAAACTAGAACTGTTCCGACTTGGCCTGTGGCCTGTACGCCAATGGCGTATACATTTGCATCGGCTGTTTCAGTAGTCTCGCCTAGTGCAGTAGTGCCCTGAACGCCGGTTACATTGACATTTAGGACCAACTCTACCGTAACGCTGCCAAGAGCCGATGTAGCTTGTAGTCCTGTTTCCGTAACTATAGCATCGGCTGTGACGCTTACAGTGCCTAACTCACCTGCGCCCTCTACGCCCGTAAGGTCAACAATTACATTACCCTGAACGCCCGCCGTACCTAGAGCCGTAGTTCCCTGAACGCCTGTAACAGAGAAGTTGGCATCTGCGTTAACTATTACCGTACCGATCTCACCGGTAGCTGCATTGCCGAGAGCTTCTATCGCTCCATCGGCCTCAACCGCAATGTTGCCAAGGGCTGTGGTAGCTTGTACGCCAGTGACGTATACCCCAACGCCTTCCTGTACTTCAACTGAGCCTATCTCACCGGTAGCTTGGAGACCTAGTGACTGCCCCCAAGCGCCCTGCCCCCAGACTCCTCGACCCCAACCGCCTAGATAAACAGTGGCATCCCAGACCGTATATCCCGCAACGCCTGTGGCGCTAAGCCCAGTAACCGAAACGCTTGCATTTGCTTGCGCTATGGCTGTACCTAGAGCCGCTGTGCCAACTACGCCGGTAACACTTACAACTGCATCACCCGTAACACCTACAGTCCCTACAGCACCTGTACCGATAGGCAGAGCATTACCTTCGCCCCACGAATCCGTACCCCAAGTGCTGAATCCCCAACCGGAGAGTGGGACCGTAACGTCAGTCATATCAGGACCTAAGCGATACGGATAATAGCGTTGCTCGCGTCAGCCGCTGGGAAGACAATAGTAAAGTCGCCCGCAGTAGAAGTCTTGTCCGCACCGAAGTCCAGAACTGCAACAGCAGGGTTAGTGCCGCCGTCTGCTAAGTAGATCAAAGCTCCACGAGCAGTAATAGTCGCTGTAGACCACGTAGTATCCGCAAAGTCCAAAAACGCTGTAGTGCCGCTTGAAGCAGGGTTTGCTGAGATAGTCAGCGTGTTTCCGCCCGCACTGTAGCCTGTGCCTGAGACCTCGTTAGTAACGCTATACGCCACACTGCCCGCACCTAGCGTAGCTGCTGAAGTGTACAGGGCAATCTTAAAGACCTGTGATGTGCCGCTGCTGAAGTCAAAAGTTCCGTCAAGAATATCGACTTTAAATGATGTTGCCATAGCTTGTGTGATAGCCATTGGTGTTTCTCCTGTCTTTTACAAAGTATATTAAGCTTTATCTCTAATGATAAGCCCGGTTCGGTATGCATCGGTAACTTCTTTTGCTTCGCCGAAGTTCTTCAAAGAGGTAACGGCTTCCACAAAACGTTTTTCATACTCTTGCATCACATCCGCCTCACCCTTCATATAGGTGTAAGCTTCAATCAGGCATCCGTACAAAAGAGCTACTTCCGCATTTGTGCTTAACCAAGTAGTACTACTTCCCGACCCCGAAGTTAAACTTGCCGGGCGGTAGAAGTAATGAAGCTCTACTGCGTACGACGAATCGGGCGTAGGGCCTA